AAGAATGCAGCAAACTCTCTCTGTGGGAATCTACGAATGTAGGTTACTAGAGCATTAGCGTTACTTTCAGTAGTGTGATGCGCAAGCATAGAGCACAAGGCATACAGAACGTCAGGCTTGGTAGGAATAATAGTATCAGTAGGGTTAGCAAAGATATCCGCAGAACGAGGAAGGTCACGGTAAACACGGAGGTAACCAACAAAGTCAGCTAATGCTGCTTCACCGATTTGGCCTTTCAATGCTTGTGCTTCTAGTTGATTAGGTAGCTTCAATTTTAAGATAGTATCAGCTCTTTCCCATGAACGAGGGCTAGGTGATGCATCTTGGCTTGGATCAAACTTTTGCAGAAACTCAGGACGGTCTTGAATAAAGCCTGTTACTTCAGGAGTGAAACCATTAGCAAGACCATAGTTACGGAAGCCTTCGTGGTCAGTCTCGATATGAAGATGAGTCAAGCGGTCTTTCAGGTGTGACGGCATAGGGTTAGTACCTGCGCGAGAGGACATGGGGTTGCCTGCGCATACTATTGTAACGTTATCAGGAAGCTGATGCTCACCAATACGGCGCTCGTTAACTAACTGAGCGATAATGTTCTGATTAGCTGTTGGAGCCTGTGGCAATTCATCAATAAACAAAATTGTAGGCTTGTCAGTAGTAGGAAGGAAGAAGGGACGGGCACGGTAATAAGTGTCAGTTTCTTTGTTAACAATAGGGAAACCGCCTAATTCACCGGCATCAAACTGTGCAGGAACTAAGGTTACAATCTCGTACTTAAGCTCTTTGGCTAAGTCTTCAATGGCAGTAGTTTTACCTTCACCGGGCAAAGACCAAAGCATTGGAACAAGATACTTAGAGTTGGAAGAACCAACCTCTAGAGCTAGGTTATGCTTGACGAAAGATTCAACGATTGCTTTAGTGTCTGATAATTTCATAGTTTCTTACCTTTTAAATTAAGAGTTATATGGGCCAGATTTGACTCCACAGACTACCCCGGAAGGTAGTTTCGTCCGTATCACAGGACTCATCAGTGTGGTTAACGGTTTCGATTAAAAAACCCCCATCCGAAGACAGGGGTTGTGTGTATCACTTGCGCTGTTTGACAGGTTTCACAAGACTGCGCCAGCTCTCTAAAAACCGACCACCTTGTTCTACACCTGTAAGTAGTAATTTACGAAAACCTTCGGGACCAATAACACCTCGAACGGATTCAGATTGAACCACGAATGTTTCTCGTGGGCTGTTAACTTTAGAAAACTTAAGCTTATATGTAAATAACTGATTCATAGTATTACTCTTTATAGTTAATTAAATCTCGCAAACACCGGCGGTGCAGGATAGTTGTTGATCAGCAGTTGTATTGTCTTCTTTCTCATAGTTAATTAATTTAGAGAAGTCAGGATTAACCGCTTTAGGTAAGTCAGTTGAAGTTTCGTATGGAGTCATTTTATAAGTACCTGAGTCATATGGCAAAAAGCTTAAACCGCCTACAATCTCAAAGTTCTTAAAGACCCAATCACCTACACCTCTCCATTCATCTTCATGGATACTAACTGTAACACTAGGGTTATGGTCTGTGTAATGCACCTTATAAGTCTTCCAGATTTCTAAAAATTCGATTGCAGACAAATCATCACGAGTAAGAGATTCTGGGCGTTCAATTCCGAATTCAAAGACGTGAGCATTTGGGTTGTAAAAGTCTGTATCACCTTGTACTCCTTCATCAATCAATAGTTGAGTTAATGGGTCTTTCTTATCGTTACGTACTCTACGAATATAAGACTTAGCATGGGCAGGATGAATACCACTTGACACTCCACATAATTGACTAACTGTACCAGAGGGTTTAACAGTAGTAACCGCAGCTGAAGGGTTAACATCTAGGATTTTAGCATATTTAGCATTGGTAGAATTAGCAATATTACGTAATTCAATTAATCGACTTTCAAGGTTTTTGCTTTTACCATTAGTAAGCTTATTATCCATAATACCTGTCATAGAAACGCCAAGTAGTCTCTCTTCTTTGGTATTGTCTATCCACTTCTGTCTTAAACCTTTTAAGTTATCGAATGTAGATTGGATAGTACCAATGGTAGCAGCAATTTCAATTTTCTCTTTAAGTGTAGACATAGTATCTTCTGGTCGAATAATTACTTCACTTAGATTGCAAAATTGTCCGTCTCGAAGAAGGATCTCTCCACAGGGGTTCGTTCCCATCACGGATGGATCCCGTCCTATCTCTAGGCACTTTTTCTTTGCGCTGTCTAGATTGAAAATACCACGTTCCCCGCTGCCTGATGCCTTTATTGCTTCCCATTCTTTTGCCCACTCTTCTTCAGTTGGTTTACCATAATAGACTGCACTGTTGTTAGCTAGTGCAAACTCACCATTTTCAATCCACCACTCTCCTGCTTTAGCTTTAGCCATTTCATCATCAGAAAGATCTGATAAGCTAATCAAAGCAGAACGCCTAACGCCGCCTACTACTACAACTTCAGCAATCTTACATACAATAGAATGAGCTTCTACTGTAGTAATTTGTCGGCCTCTTGCTCCACCAATAATCTTAACAAGATGCTGATGTAACTCCATTAAAGGCTTAGGGCCACTAGCTCGGCCACCAAATGTTTTTAATCGAGCACCTTCTGGTCGAATAGCACTGTAGTCAAAGTATACTTCATAACCCATGCTAATGAGATCGCAAGCAACAGCTACACTGTCTCTCCAGCCTTCTTTGCTGTCAGCTATTTTGTAATGAACTTTCTTACCGTTAAATTGCAAAACTTTAGGAAGTTTATTAATAGACTCATCTTTAACAGAGAAACCTAAACCTGTACCATGCATGAGAACATACAGGGCTTCAGGAAAAGCATCATAGCTGTCAATGTCCAAAAATGAACAGTTGTAAGCAGCAATGTGATTATTGTCTAATGCAGGACCAGCCGCCATCATCACCCGCATAGATGGTACAACGTCTCGGTTTAAGATAGCATTCTCAATCTTTTCCCAAGGTACTTCTACATTGTTGTTTACTTGTTTTTTAAAAGCGTTTATAACTCGTGTTACTGTTTCAGGCCAGATTTCTCTGCGACCTTCTTTTTCGCGCCAACGAGAATATCTACTTAAATAAATAAAATTTTCGTAAGCTGTAAATGGGCGGTATGTCATTGTTAATCCTTGGAGTATTGTCTAACAGTAACACCGGCTTCTTGAAGCACAGTGATACCTTCGTGAGGTGATAGCCGGAATAGGTCTCTGTAAACTACAGTAGCAATTCCTGACTGAATAATTGAAAGAGCACAATGCACACAAGGAGATAATGTAGTGTACAAAATTGCTCCTTCAGAGGAGGAGTGTGAACGCGTTATTTTTGCGAGTGCATTGATTTCAGCGTGTATCACGGTAGGTAAGGTTCGACCTTCTTTATTTTTGCATTCGTTATCGAAACCAGCAGGGGTTCCGTTATAGCCATAACCGAGTATGCGATCCTCTTTAGAGATTACGCATCCAACCTTAGTAGAACTGTCATAAGACTGTTGTGCTACGCGAGCAGCAATGTCCATCATAAAGGTTTCTTGTTTGTGGAATTTACTCATAGGGATTTACCTATATTGGTTAAAAACCCCCACTCGGAAGTAGGGGCATGTAGTTTCTTCTTTATAAGGCGGTATTTAAAATTGAAAAGATTTATTCATTTCTTCTTTTAATACTTCTGGCATTGTACGTCTTTTAAGGTCAATTTCAGCTTTAACCATTTCACGAATACGTTTAATAGTTGGCTTTTTAGGCTCAAATAAGGCAGCTTGTTGCACTACTTTTAAATCACCCGGAGTCATAAAGTCATAAAGACCAAGTTTGCTTTTCTTAAATTGTGGAAAGTACATTTGAAAACATTTCTCAGTCTGCTCTTCATTCATAAATTTAAACTCAGTCTTCAAGAATAGTCTACGAAGTATAGCAGGGTCTAATCCTTCCATAAAGTTAGAAGTGCAGAAAAAGATACCGTTAAAGTCATCAAGCTCAGTAAGTAACTGATTTGTAAAGGTTTTTTGGTGTTGACGATCAGCGTGATGTCTGCTTCCCGCCATAGAATCAATTTCATCTATTAACAAAATAGCTCTTTCTTCTTTAGCTTCTTCAAAGGCTTTATGCAAGTTCTTTTCACCTTCACCTACATACTTAGATTGTAACTCTCCATATGTCTTTTTGATAACCTTCATACCTAACTCTTTACCAATATGATTAGCTAAAGCACTTTTGCCTGTACCGGGTACTCCATAAAATAACCCTGTAATTGTTTTTGGGCGATCTTGTACTGGTTTGTCCATTATTGATTTTAATCTTTTTACTAGATTTTCAGCAGAAGGATCAATGTTGACAATAGATAAATCATAAACTTCTGAAAAATTTTCTAATTGAGCTTCTTCGGAAAGTAATGAAACTACAATATTTTTACCAAATACCATTTCAGTTACAGAGTTTGCTCCTTGTATTTTTTCTAAATAAGTATTTGCGCGTTCTCTAGTAGCTATAATTTTCTTTGCTATATAAAGTATTTCTTCTTTGTTAAATTCAATTGGACTTACCCTCAAAACAATACCCGGTATATCTTCACCTTCTAAAGTAACAGGTACTTCTTCCCCTAACGCCCACATTCTATCTGTAGCTCCAGAGGAATGTGAAGCAGAACTAAGACTACTTAGAAATGAATCAAGAGCAAAGAAACTTAATTCACTTCCAGAATCTTCCGAAGTAGAAGATCTGTCGGCGCTAACTAAATAATCATAAAAATAACCTAGCTCAATACCTAACCATTGCAAAATAGCATCACTACGCAAATAATAATCAAAAGGTCCAGAATTTAAAAGAGCTTCTGCTGTACCTACAGAGTTGTAAGTACCATAAGTACGCGCTATATGAGTGTTAGCGCCAGTAGGCTTTTTAAGTATTCCGGGTTTACTTACTAAGAAACTCTGTATGTAAGGCCCATTTAGAAAATCATTTACTATCTTAGATGATTCTTTTAAAGACAAATTTGGACCTTCTCTCGTTAGTTTAGCTGCTTCTTCTCTTTCTATGAGCTTGTCTGCATAACTAATTAAAAAAGAATGGAATTGTTGAAGATCCCTTTGTATACCTGTTTCTTTCCAACTACCAAAACTTTTAAGTGAATCACAAAGATCTAAACATTTTTCAGCATCAAACAAATCTGGCTCATTTTCAAGGAGATTAATATCCCACTTTGAAACACATTGATTAGAGTCATCATGTATTTGAATAAGTTTATTATAAATTTTAGCAGTCCGCTTAGAATCTAGGCTAGTATATCTAGCAATAATAATTAATGAAGTTACTAAAGCTTTAAAATTAACTATGTTGTATTCCGACATATTATTTCCTTAGAGTTCTGGTTCTTTATTGAAAGTACTGCCATCCACATAAACAAGACGACCTGTCTCTGCTTCGTAATAAGCGCCGCCTGCATTGCCTGTTTTACCTGTATACCTTGATTTTAAAACACGAATCTTAATAGTGTTCTTTTCTCTTTCATCGTTACTTACCATGTTACGAGCAAATGCGATAATCTGAAATGAAACTTGTTTAATAGAACCTGAGCCTTTAATATCATCCATAGATGGTAGCTTGCCTTCCTCAAATGCAGTTCCATTTCCACTTGTTTTTCTTAAGTGAGAAATAACACCTAGCCATACATTGTGTTTTTTACAAATCTTTAGAAGATCACTCATTACTTTATCTACTGCGCTATTAACATCCCCTTCTACTTCAGAAGTAGCAATTGTTAAATGATCTAGAATTAAATACTTACAACCCATAAGACACATAGTTTCAATCTTATCCATTAAAGAACCATCAGATACAGAGCCTTGATGATCCAACAAAATAATGCTCCGATCACCAAACACAGCATCAAAAGCTGCCTTTTTGTCTTCTTGGAGTACATCTTCTTTCTCCGTTAAATTGACTTTCATTTGCATACCAATAAATTTTTCTACAGTATCACCTGGACCTTCTTCCAATGAGATCATACCTATTTTATCTTCTGTAGTTTCTTTAAGATGCAAAACAATCTCTTTGATCATTGTGCTTTTACCGGAACCCGTACCAGAAGTGAACAAGTCTAATTCGCCAAATCGCATACCCTTAGTTAGCTCATTAACACCCTCCATACAAGGAGGATAAGGAACAGACTCTGTTGCTTCACGCTCTAAGAATTTATCCCATAAAGTATCACCTTGAAGAATACCAGAAGGTGACCAAGGTTGCGCATCCCAAATCGCTTTAAGAATATCCATATATCCGTGTTTAATTAATTCATCGTTAGCATCTTTTTCTTTTAATTTAGCTATTTTTACTTTATCAATACCGACTATGGAACAGGCCTTGTCTAGTGCTTTTTTGCCAGCTTCATCGTTGTCAAGCATTAACACTACTTCATCAAATTGCCTTACCCAGTCTCTTTGCTCAAGCAAAGCCTTAGTGCCACTTGCAGAAGGAAGAGATACTACGGGATAGACTTGGCCATACTTCTTCATAGATGCAGTAGCTACAGCCATAGCATCTAGTTCGCCTTCAGTAATAATTAATCTTTTACCACCATTAAACTTAGATTGGCCGAAGAGACCTTCAATACCTTCAACTACACGAAAGTCTTTAGGTAGTGTTCTGACTTTATATCCTATGGTCTTATCAACACCATAAGGGTAATAATGTTCGTTAACATCCCCGTTAAGGTCTACACCTGCTTTTACTCCAAAGAATTCACAAATGTCTTTAGGTATTTGTCGTTCTTTAAAACCTCTTGTCGAATAAGTATTTATCTCATCGAGAGACACTTTCGAATAGTTAGAAGTATTAGAAGATGCAACAGCTGTAAACCCTTCCGGGGTTTCATTAGGGTTCTTGTGAATGGCATCACAAGCCATACACTTTGCAGGACCGGATTCATACACAGCTACTGCGTCACTCGAACCGCAAGCAACACATTCACTGTGTCCTAGGAAGCTAGATTTTTCTTGCTGCTTCTTCATTTAGTATTATCCTCTTGCTTTATTTAAAATTTTATATGATTTACTTAAACAACTCTCCATTTCCTTATGTTCAGTCTTAGACTCTTTAGGGACAAATCGAATAGCGGCAACCTGATTGTTATACCACATACGTTCACCCTCTAGGTCCCTCTCTGTCATTGTCTGTAAAACCATTTGTAGATAGGCCTCAGTATAGGATAACCACGCTCTTGTCTCAAACACACCAAGAATGTGATATTCGAATGTATCGCCACCTTTAATAGCAGCTTTTACATGCGAGCTGGATGACTTGTACAAGCGCCACAGAGCAGCACCTGTCTTAGTCATAGAGTTTCTTTTAAACGCCCAGAATTGTCTCTTACCTACATAAGCCATTCCAGTATTCTTGTTTACCATCAAGTATAAAAATCCGAATGATTCTGAAAGTTTCCTGTCTTTACCCGTGTAACTCCAATGACCCAGCTCTTCCTTGAGCTTGGTGTCCTTGGGTACATACTTAGCTTTCTTCTTCAATGTTGGTCGGGCCATCATTATCCTCCAACTTAAAGTGTCCATCACGAGTAGGTAAAATATGTATTAACGTACCTGTGTGCATTATTTCTTCTCTCCATTTATCCCCTACTTTTTCATAATAGGCATTAATGACCGCTTGTTTCCTTTCACCAATAGCATAACCTTCTAAAATCTTTTGAGCTTTCTTAGGGCCAATACCTCTAAGACCACGGATGTTATCTACACCGTCACCTGTGAGTATCTGTATCCAGTAATGAACATCAGCCTCATCTTCATCCATATATATAAACTTATTCTTATGAATTAAATAATGAGTACCTTCGATGCACAACAAGTCTTTATCGATTGAAGCTACAACAAAAGGTATGCCAGCGTCACGAGCTTCTTTAGCCCATATATGGACTAAGTCGTCTGCTTCCATACCATCTGAGGGTTCTGCTAATCCTTCCTCAATTAGATAGTTGCGCATATCCATGAAGTAAGGGTTGTTTGCTTTAGACTTATGGCGATTAGGAGTATTCTTATAGTCAGGAAAGAATTTAGTTCGAAAGTTGTTAGCGCCTTGAATAGCTATTTTAACTTCAGTAGCAAAGCATCGTTCTCTAATTTCTTCAATCATTTCTTCAAACCTATCTACAGCATCCTCAAAGCAATTTTTGTTCCAAGCAGAACGAAAAGCTACTACATCGCCATCAACAATTAACAACACTACGAGTAGAACTTACTAAAGAAAGCTTTAAATCGTGCTACAACACCATCAAAAGGGTCGGGAGCTAATACTTTCGTAAGTGCTGCATCTTTTACTGCATTAGATAATTCAATTTTTTGCTCACGGTCTTGAATTTGAGTTTCAGTCTCAACAACACTATTAGCAACAAGCGTGGCCAAGTCTCGTTTATTCATATTCTTAATACCTTTTTCTTGGTACTTAGAAGCCATACGAATCAGTGCAGCACGGTTGTTGTTCTTGATTAGGGATGCGATTTTAGTTTCAACGGTCATAATTATTTTCCTTTCGAGTATTTAGTTTAGTTACATTATTAGTGGCGATATCAGAAAGCTGGATATTATAGGTAGAAGCAATAGTTGCTACGTACCATAACACATCTCCTAACTCGCTCGCTACTTCTTCTTGCTTAGGGTTTTTACGATCACTTCTTAACTCTTTCATACGCTCAGAACACAGCTCTCCTACTTCGGCAGATAATCCTATAAATAGAGTATCAAGGCTTGGGTGTTTTGTAGCGAAAGAAGTTGCTTCAGCTTGATATACATCTAAATTACTAATTTTCATAAAGTACCTCTTGAGTATCCCATTCTTCTACGTGTATAGAATCGTCACCAATATACTGCGGGGCGCCTAACCCAGATAACTTTAGTCTATAAGTGTTTCCAGTTTTAGTTAATATTAGGAGGCTATCATTACCGTAGCTTATTGTTTCTATCTCTTGACTAATGATGTAGTTAGGTACTTTCGCTGTATAAGAAGCAGCTACTCTGTAACTCCTATCTATATAAATGCTAGTAATCTCGTCAGTTAGCTCTGCCATAATATTTTCTATTTGAATTTCATTTTCAGTTAACTTTGTCAATTATTAACCCTCATCTTTGTAAATGATCATACACCCTGCAACAGCAAGAGTAGCTGCTATCGGGTTCGACACTGTAGCTCCAAGGATTATAAATGCGCCTATTGGTTTGTTATACTTATTAAAAAAGTCTTTAACTGCATTGTAAATATTTTTAATATTCATAGTATTTCCTATTTAGTAATATATTTGTAAGCACCAACTGCTGCGCCTGCTGTTGCGCAGAACCCAATTTCAAGAATAGGCAATGCTGCACCAATAAAAGCACCTGCCAAGCCGGCATAGACAATATGTTTAACAGCAGGTTTCTCCATGCTATCACATATAAAGTCCCATACTTTTTTAAAAAACTCTTTAGTATCAGGAGAGTTAACCATAGCTTTAGCTGATTTAGTTGCTTTATTGTATTTTTCTTTTAACATTTATTATTAGACCTATTATTTTATAAAGAAGAGCCGTCTGCTATTATAAGCGAGGCTAAGACCTTCCCCGAGCGGGGCACAGGCGGTTGTAGAACGATTTAAACATTGACCTTCAAAGTGCTCTCTGTGACCATCTTTCTTAGTGCCGCCTAATTCCTCATCGATTGCTTCAAATTCAGCGCGTAGGCATTCACCAAGAGTGCGGTGTTCAGATATGGCTTCAAGCGAAATCCATTCGGCATCTTCGTAACGTTTAGAAGCTCTATGAGCCTTAGTACGTCCAAGGATGTCAGTTGTGGATCCTATGTAAAATTTAAAACCGATGTGACCTTTATGCTTTGAAGTAATTTTATATACGTAATGCATAAGTATCCTTAATTTGGTTTATTCTAAATTCTTAAAGTAAGGATGTGTTCCTTTGAAAATTTTGTAGCATTCAGAATAAAAATTAATTATTTCTTTCCGTTCTTCCCATAAGATTACTATTGGAATATAGATAGGAGATATTAAAAATAGTCCGATTGCTTTAACAATAAATAAATATTTTTTCTTCTTCACGATGCTTTTCCTTTACTCTCTGTATTTAAGGTACCGTTAAATTGTTCGTCACGATATTTTGCCTCATCTTGCATCACTTTGTACAAAGCTGGGCGCATGTGCCATTGCTGTGTTTCTAAAATAGCTCTAAGGTGATATGGGTTTAAATCAGCAACTTTCACATAACACAGAGGCTTGTCACCATCCTTACCATAAGTTCCCCACTTGACCACCTCTCTTATTACTTCATGGCTATCGTCTGAAGTGACAGTTAGCATTTCCTCATCACCATTAGCAGAGCATCTAACGTAGTCGAACCCACCATCTAGCATATACTCTTTGCCGTTAGCATCAGTATGCGTAACATAGTCGTGACGATGAATGGACTCAAGTATTGTCCCGTCAGGTGTCTTCATTCTATTATTTAATATAACGCTCATAATTTACTTACTCCGCTTCGGGTAAAGACCGTGAACATTGCCACCAACACTGCCACAAACATTGCCACCAACATTGCCACCAACATTGCGACAAATATTGCCACCAACATTGCCACAAACATTGCCACAAACCGTGCCTACAACATCGCCTAAAACATTGCCACCGACATCGCCACCAATATCGCCACCGACATTGCCCCCGACATAGCCCCCGACATTGCCATAGATATGTCTTTCAACATCGCAGCTAACTTCTTTTAGTGTGTAGTGACCGTCCTTATCTTTATCTAGTGTTATATTCTCTCTTACAAAATCTAGTATTTCTTTATCTGTTAGTTTCATTACGCTCTCCTTAATGAGTTTCATACCAATTATCACCTGACATAGCTTCACCGTCCATACAAATAACACCAAACAACTTAGGTGCTTCTCTAAATGATTCAGCGGCTATTTCCATGGCTCGTTTAACCTGATCCTCTCTTACTG